CCACGCAATGGAAAGGCAACGCAAATGTATCGGTTAATGTCGGCCTTGGGCACGGTAACAGGGATCAAGCAATCAACCATATGGCGATGCTGGCTCAAAATTATGTCGCTATTAGGCAAGATCCAGAATTCAGGCACATGGTTAGTCCGAAAAATGTCTATAACATGGTGGGGGAAGCGTTAAAGTCGATGGGCTATAAAAACTTCCAGAAGTTTATCAGCGATCCTGATACCACGCAGCCGCAACCACCGCCGCCTGATCCAAAAGCGGAAGCGGATAAGATGAAAGCGCAGATCGAGATGCAGAAGATGCAGATGGAAGGCCAGAAGGCTCAAGCCGATATGCAGATGGAGAAAGAGAAACAGGGTCTTGAACAGATGCGTATGCAGGTGGATATGGCTAAAGATCAGCAAAAGAATCAAATCGAAGTGGCTAAACTGCAAGCGGAATTACAGGCAGAGCGTGAACAAAACCAGATTGAAATGACCAAGTCGCAGATCGAGGTTGAAAAGGTAATCTTTGAGAAACAGAAATTGATGGCGGAAATGCAGATGGAAGCCGCAGAACACGCATTGAAATTAGAGGAACTGGAAATTGAAAGAGACCAAGCGAGGGCGGTCAAGGTTGGTGATTAGGCGAGTCAAGACCAAGTCTGGTGCTGACGCTGTCGCTAAAAAGTTTGGTGAGGACAAGGAATTTAGAACCCGTGTTATACCGAATAAAAAAAAGGATTATAAAATACCTTCTTGGGAATAGATGATACCTTATATAAAGCATAACTGGGGGCCGTATATCATTGAGTTGAGGGTCGAGGATGACCTGATAAAAACCTTGCTGGATGAGGGAAATGAAAGTAGGGAGAACAATCTTGATTATCGGGAAAAGCTGGCTGGACAGATTGAAGAGGAATATTATTACAAGGATTACGGATGGTTTCTGTCTGCTTTTTCCAGTTATGTAGAAACCTATCTCGAAGGGGTTAACGGATACACCAAGACCAATCATCTTGGGGAAGAAGCCGTAGCAAGACAATCGAAGGTAGTACAGGAATTTCAAAGCAATTTAAAAGAAAAAATAGAAGATTTAACCGAAGGAATTGAAGTTGATCCGTCACGAATAGCACAAGAAACTGTATTGTCAAATGGCTCTTGGACACTGGAAAACCTGTGGATCAATTACCAGAAAGCAAACGAATATAATCCTCCGCATAACCACACGGGTGATTTGTCGTTTGTAATTTACTTGCAGGTACCCGATGAAATAGAACGGGAGAATGATTTAAGGGCACACGAACATAAGAATGAAGGGCCGGGGATGATTCTGTTTGATTACGGTATGGAGATGCCTCTTTCGATAAACAGGATTGCACATATGCCGAGGACAGGTGATGCGTTTATATTTCCTGCTTGGTTGATTCATCATGTTTATGCGTTTAAATCAGATGTTGAAAGAATCTCAGTTTCTGGGAATATAACCTTAAAATAAGGTAGAATATGAATGATGAGGCATCGTTACAGAAAGAAGTTAGCGAGGGGCGAGATGCGGAATATCTTATGGATAATCCCGTATTCAAACAAACCTTTGACTACCTGAAGGATGCTTATTTTAAAGCGTGGGAACAAACCTCTGTAGAGGATTCCAAATCACGGGAAAATGTATGGATGATGTATAAAACGCTGGATACCGTACATGGACATATTCAAACATATGTCGATACGGGAAAACTGGCAAAAAAACAATTAGAACAAATGGGAGCATGAAATGAAATATCCTACTCCAATGAATGCCCATCATAAGGACTCTGGCGGCGGAAGATCGGAACTCAGGCAGGAACTCGTAGGCTCGACTTCTGACAATAAAGACCAGACAGTTACGATGGTGCAAAAAGGGCGAACAGGAGGTTCGTCTAAGAACAAAAGTTTATACCCGAAATAGTAGCGGTTTAAACTAAATTATTTTAAAGAGGAACTAAATTATGAGCGGTGGTGGAAGATACAATCAAATGATTGTCAATGAAAGATTCCAGCCTCGGAAACTGGCAGTAGAAACAATTACATCAGATACAACTCTGACAGCTAATGATTCAGGCAAGATCATATTCGTTGGCAAGACAGGCGTTGATATCACGATGCCATCAGTCCCCGAAGCTGGTTTGAATTACACATTCATTCTAAATGAGGACAATGCTACGACTGTATGTAAAGTAACTTGGCATGGGTCGGGCGAATTTTTAGCAGGCAGTCTTTCTACTGCGGCTGATGGTACGGCTCACAGTGGAATTTTTGATGGTGCGGCGGATGATGTTGTTTCATTCGCTACAGGAGCTAAACGGGGTGATATGTTTACAACTGTCTGTGACGGAAGTAGATGGTATATTTGGGGTCAGTCTACGGCAGCAACTGCAATCACTTCAGAGACTAGCTGATTTAGTGGTTTTCACCTTTGTTTTTGAGTGATGTTTGAAGAGAGGCTTCAAAGGTTTTGCTTTTTGTTTTTAACGATTGGTTTAACTTTTTGAACATCTTTTTCTTTATAGCACTCGAAAAAAAGGCTTGTCAAGTTAAATTTTAATCAAGGAGAATATTATGGCTGAGACTAACCCAAGTGTGGGAGTCGATGTTAGTCAGGAAGTGGCTACTGTCGATGAACCTCAACAGTTCAGAAGTGAAACAGATGCTGCTGAAGAAATTGTAAAGAAAGGCATTTTAGACGAGGTGGAAGGAGATTATCTCCCCTCTCAAGACCGTGGGCACACTTCAGAAGAACCCACGGCAGAAACACAGGAAGAACAAGAAGGAGAACAGCCAGAAGGTGAAGAATCCGAGTCTGAATTAGGCGAGGAGGAATCAGAAGAGTACGATGAAGTCGAGGTACCAACCTACACCCTGAACATTCAGGGTAAGCAGGTTCAGGTAGACCTTGAAGAACTCAAAAGTGGCTATCAAAAGGGTGCTGACTACACCCAGAAGACGCAGAATCTTGCTGAAGAGAAACGGGCGATTGAGACGGAAAGACAAGCCGTTGTACAGGAACGGGCGCAGTACACTCAAGCATTAAACCAGTTTCAGCAGTTGATGGGTGAGCAATACCAGCAATATCAGAATATTGACTGGGCGCAGTTGAAAGAGGATGACCCTATAGGTTACATGACACGCAAGGAAGAAATGCGTGACATAGAAACCAGACATCAAAAGGCCGCTCAAGAACAGCAGCAGGTTGCTCAACAAAATCAACAGCAATATGCAAGGAGTCATCAGGAACTTTTGGTCAAGGAAATGGAGCTTTTAGGTGAGAAGATACCTGACTGGAAGAACCCAGATAAAAGGGCGAAGTTGAGTGAAGCACTTAAACTATACGCTACTAATGTCGGGTATTCCAAGGAAGATTTGGACACGGTAACGGATCACAGGAGTTTGTTGATACTGAACAAGGCAAGATTGTATGACAAAATCCAGCAGTCCAATCCAAAGAAGATCAAGCAGGTTCCGAGGGTAGTTAAGGGTGGTGATAAAAACACCCAGCCTCGTGATGGTAAAACGGGGAAATTTAAAAACAAAATGAAAGTGGCTCAACAAAGAGGCGGCAGGACTGAAGATATAGCAGCAGCCGTTTTTGAGTTAATGTAGCCCCTTTTAAGTTCTTTAAGGAGTAAATGAAATGGCAGTAAAAGCGAACACTTTTGGCGTTGGTGCAGCAACCAACATCACGGCAGCTATAGGTATCAGGGAAGACCTTACAGATGTCATCTATAATATTAGTCCAACGGAAACACCCTTCATGTCAAACATCGGTCGCACTAAATGTACGGCTACGACACATGAATGGCAGACAGATTCGTTGGCTACAGCGGCAGTGAACCAACAACTTGAAGGTGAAGACTACGATTCAGCAGGTCTTGAGGCATCGGTTGTTACTGTAAGACCTACTAACCTTACAACAATCAGTGCTAAAACACTGATTATTTCTGGCACGCTTGAATCTACCTTAAAAGCAGGTAGAAAATCAGAAATCGCATACCAAGTGGCGAAAAAAGGTAAGGAAATAAAACGAGACATTGAGGTTACTTTGTCCCGACAGCAGGCACCTGTTGCTCAAACGGGTACTACATCACGGAAAACCCGTGCCTTGGAAAGTTGGATTGATACCAATACATCTGAGACTGGTTCAACTCATGCTTCTACCTATGTTATAACCGATGGCACCCAGCGTGATTTGACGGAAGCACTGGCTAAAGCGGCTATTCAGGCGGCTTGGACTTCTGGGGGTGATCCTGAGATGATGCTTTGTGGGCCTGTTAACAAGCAGAATATTTCAAGTCAGTTTAGTGGTATTGCCACGATGTATCGTGAGCAGTCAGGGGTAGGGCCGGGTACGATTATCGGTGCTGCTGATATTTATGTCAGTGATTTTGGTGAGTTGAAAGTTGTACCTTCACGATTCAGTCGTGACCGTACTATTTCAATTGTCCAGAAAGATATGTGGGCGGTTGCCTATCTAAGACCGTTCAAGGTTTGGGAATTGTCTAAAACGGGTGACTCCGAGAAGAGATTACTCTTAGCGGAATATACCCTTGAGTCCCGTAACGAAGCAGCTAGTGCTAAAGTTGCTGATCTTAATACAAGTCTCCTGTAATCTAGGGGGTTAAACCAATATCGGGGAGCGTAAGCTCCCCCATAGAGGGAGGAATATATGCAAGAATTTATGTGTAAACATATTTGGGTTATGTGGAGTATTGTTATTGTAGGCGCAGTCTATCATCATTTTTTCTAAAATATGGCGGATGCTAAGATAAGCGAGGACTGGGGTTGTAACATGGTTAAAACCACGGGTTGGTATGATACCAATACCGAGGAGGTGGTCATGTCATCCTATCAGGATATCGCTGAAATAGTGAATAAGAACCATGCTGACCGTAAGGCTTTTGCCATTGATAAGAACAGTGGCGGAAGGTTTGGGGATTTTGCCAAGGTTGCCTCGATTCCGAATGTGGTCGTGGATGGCTTAATGAAAAGTGGTATATGGTTTGACAGGGTTGCCTTCAGGAAATGGCTGAATGATCCTGATAATCATGTATTTAGAACAATAGATTGTAATTTATAATGGCTATAGACTCCTACTCAAAATTAAAAACATCGGTTGCAACTTGGCTGGACAGGGATGACCTGACGGATAATATCCCTGATTTTATCAGCTTGGCGGAAGACAGGATCAACCGTCATATCAGGGTTCGCTCAATGGAACATCGGGCGGAAATGTCTACTGCTTCTGGTCAAGAATATTATGGATTGCCTGATGGTTATATCCAGATGCGGCATATTGCCGTTCAGGGTACCCCCAACAAGGATTTAGAATATCTTACCCCAGAGCGTTTTGATACATATCTAGTTGGAACAGGAAAACCGAAATATTATACTTTAATTGGTAACGAACTGCGTTTGGGGCCAACACCGGGTGGGGAATACACCGTGGAAATGGTGTTTTACAGAAAATTCAGTCATTTGTCCGATACCTTGACCAGTAATAAACTGTTGGAAGACCATTCTGATGTTTTATTGTATGGTGCCTTGCTGGAAGCGGAACCTTTTGTTAAAAACCCAGAGGCAGCAAAGATGTGGGGGTTGTATTTTAGCCAAGCGATTGATGCGATTGCGATGGCTGATGCAAAAGACAGGCATTCTGGCGGTGCGTTATTCATCAAGAGTGACCATAGAGGATTGTAATGGCGAGTACAACTTGGACAACTGTTTCACAGGTAACATACTGGAATACGGTCGATGATAACTGGAATACCAACACCGATAACTGGGATGATAACTGGACTAAATGGAGTGTTGATCTGGGAATGAGTTGGGCAAATATAAGACAAAACTGGAATATAATACCGGGATTATGGTCTGATTAAAAGGGGATATTATGGCTTTAGAAAGCGTAACGAATGTAGATGATTTAAATGCGGCAAATCCCGTTGTTGGTGATCCAGTCAGCGAGGGTGATGACCACATAAGGAACATAAAAACAGCACTCACGACAGACTTCCCGAATATTGGCGGAGTGATGAGTGCGACTCACACCGAATTAAACGCAC